ATTTAAGGAAACATCTTTACCATCTTTATTTGACAGTACGCCTCTTATAAATCCAAATATATTACTTTGGTAGTCTTGTTCGCATTGATTTGTCCAGCATCGCCAGTTACCAACGGCAGAGTCCCCGTCTGTAAATACGCTACAACCCTCTGGACTATCCCCGCCGTGAATAGGACATGGAAACGAATGCCTATTGGGATACTCTAATCCTTCGATATCAAAGTGTTCTAGAATCTCAGGAATATGCTCTGCCAGCTTATCACACACTGTCAATATCTGATTCTGTGTCAATTTCTTCATTTATTTCAAAACCTTCTTCTCTTGCTCTTGCATTATTATGAAGCTCATTTCTGGTTTCACCTTCTGCTAACTTACCAATACTTCCAAACATATTCATACTAATATAGTCGCCGTCATCAAGACCACAACCATGTCTAGCCACAACCGGAACCAGTTTCCTGTTTCCATTTTCTATCTTGTCTTCCGCGACCTCTTCTTCTGACTTCATCTTAAATATAGAAAAACTCGTACAAAGCCATATAAGCCTGTCTGAGCCTGATACCACATCGGTAGACTCCTTGGTTATACCATCTCTATTTAGCTGTACAAAACTCAAACAGGGTACATCATACTTAACCATAAAGTTATGTAGCTGGGTTATTTGAAAACCAAGCACTTGGTATTCCTGCATTGAGCTACTGATACCTTCAGATCCCATCAGCTTTAGATAATCATAAACTACAAGACAGTCATTAGTAACACCCGACTCGTCAAAGCCAACGTGCTGATAAATCCACTTCCTCATCAACGCTAATATGTTTTCAAAAGACTGACCAGCTATACTTATATAGTGATACGGTATTTCTTTGAGTTCTTGCGCGGCTTTTTCAACCTTTTCTTTTTCTAGTGGGTTTTCTGTAAACTTACCAGTAGAAATCTTATTAATATCTACACCGCTAAGGTTTGCAAGCATTCTGTTGAGATGGTCTTCCTTGCTCATCTCTGTATCTAGCATCAGCACAGGAATGCCCAACCTAGAAACATTCATCGCTACAGCGTCTCCAAACATGGACTTACCCACCTTGGGACGTGCGGCGACGAGATCAACACACTTTCTTCTTAATCCACCGCCAATCGCTGCATCATACCTAGGAAACCCTGTTGGTATTCCTACGTTTTCAGATACGTTCTCAGAAAGGTATTCAATATAATCATCAATATCTTCACCAATAATTTCGGTCTTCTTATTGGATGATTGATATATGTCGGCAGTAGCGTCTAATATAGGCGCTTCTACTTTGGATATAAGATCCATTATATCTTCATCGCCATTAGTAGCGTCTAGCTCTTTTTCGCAAGCCTTGAGTGTTTTCTTTAAATCTCTTGCTAATTTAAGTTTTGCTATCTTTACAGCGTGAGACTTTGCATTTTCTTTATGTATAGGAAAATTAAACAAAGACCTTATAAACGACATCTCTTCTTTGTTGTTTATAGATTCACTTACCCCAAGACTGTTTGCGGCAGAAAGTATAGATGCTAATTCCACCTTAGAGTTTTCTGAAACAGACTTATATATGCAGTGATATAAAAGCTGATTCATGTCACTTGTGAAGTGGTCAGCGTCTACAAAATCTATTTCTAAATAGCAATCTAATCCATATTGACAAAGAGCCGCTAATACGGCTCTTTCAGATGCTGAATCTTGAAGATTGTTTTTCATTTAAACTGACCTTGACCTCAAACACTTATCACAAATAAAGTTTTCTCTTTTGTGAGCGGGATGCACCTCTAAACCTTTACCGCAGGAGGAGCATGTTTGTGAAACGTTTTTTACCGGCGGCCTCTTTCTTTCTGTGGGGGTTACTTCTGGCGTTTTGTTTAGAGGATCTTTATGCTCCGTTCCATCATCGCTAAATAAGTTAACCCTTTTCTTAACTTCCACCTGTGTAGAGTTTGGATTTGCCTTATCTTTTGTCATTGTAAAATCATCCACATCCACTGCCGTACTTTTAGGTGGCTTAACCTTTTCTTTTTGGATATACGCCGTGTTATCAAGCGGTAAATCTGGATCTTGAAGCTTGCTCATTAATTCAGCCTTTTGCTCCGGTGTCATTATACTTAACAGCGTTTTTATAATCTCTTCGCTCATTATTTTCTCCTAGCCATATTTGCTAATATTTCTGCCATCTTAATAACCCTACTGTTTTTACCCTCTAGTGTTCTTACTCTAGCTTCTGCATGGTTTTTAATCTTTAGTATCTCCGATGCAAGAGGGTTTTCTTTTATTGCAGAGTAATACTTTTCTTGCCATTTTGAATATTGACCTCCGTATTGATTCATTACGCTACCTATTATAAACCAAATAGAAGACTCTGCCCACTCTAAAGTGTTTTTTTCTCTAGTCTTTTCTGTTTCAACATACTCTGCATAAGCATAGAGCTTAAAAGAATATACGTTACATGTTTCTGCGCTCCAAGATTTCATCGTCTCAGAACTAGCGTTTAGAGCGATAGAAGCTTCTTCTGGAGGGTCTACTGTCGCTAAATACTTAGAGCTTTTCCAATCTTCAATCGCTTGTAGAAACTCATTCAATCTTGTTTCGCCACTCATCTATGTCCTCGTTGTAGTTTAACTGAACTAACCGTATTTCATTTAATTTACACCAGTCTGCTTTATTTCTGTCTCTTGCCTGCGCTTTAAAAAATGACAACTTATCTTTAAAATGAAAAGCATTAAAACGAAAGTGCTGCTCACCGTGAACTTCTACAACCAAATTTCTATTAGGTATATAAAAGTCAGCACGTAGGTTTTTATTTCTTATGGTTTTTGTCCCCGGAAGACTAACCTCTTCTAGTATTCTATCATACGGATAGCAAGAGTCAAGCAGACCCTTCGCCTTTTGGTGGAGTTTAGATCTCTTTCCACCTCCAGACTTAGGGTTCCATTTGTACTCTCGGCTGTCTAAGCCTATTACTTTCAAGCCAAGACCTCTTTTATCATCGACTCTAGGGACTTTACTAGTTTAGGGTTTCTGTTCAAAAAACTATAAACCTTGTCTTGACCCTGAAACTTAAAAGCTTTAGTAAGTTTTTCAGCGTCTTCTACATCAACATCTGGATCAACCTCTTTAGCAAGTTCTTTATTCGTTTCTAAGAACGGACAAGAGAACCAAGCTCCAGACCTGTCAATAAAACCCAAGTCTAGCGACAACTGAAGAACCTCTTGGGTTGAGTCGATACCATGACCATACCTGATGTAGCTTTGCACTTGTCCTCCCGGTGGTCCCATAGAAGAACAAATAATTTTCCAGTTTACCACTTGACCAATTCTATTTTTGCTAGCGTCTTCCCAAGGTTTTACTGCGGAGATTTTTTCACCACCACCCGCAATTTCCATTCTAGTATCTGCTTGATATTGAATTTTGTTACCGCCATCAGAAAGTTTAGCTTTACCAAATCCTCCTGTGTTTGCGATATAGTGAGTTATAGCAATAACAAGTCCTCGTTGCCTTGGTAGAAGTTGTCCAATCTTTTTTGTAAAGATGGACAAAATCTTTGGTAGACCCGCCCGTCCCGGACTAAAGTCTCCATCTAATTCTTTAGCTGGAATCAAAGAAGATATAGAATCAATTATCAGAATCGCGCCTTGATAGTCTGGATGGCTCATCATTTTGTAGGCCATTTCTAAGAACTCTTCTGCCGGTAAAGGCTTATCTTCTGGTGCAATAACCTCTATTTTCTCAGGGTCGAAATCGTTTACCTGAAAATTCATATCTTTAAGACGACCTTCCGCATCTAGATAGATGACTGGCCTACCTTCTTTTTGACAGTTGGTAGCGATTTGCATAGCGGTTGTTGTTTTACCACTTTTAGGATCGCCTGTAAGAGTAACCCAACAGCCCTCTCTAACTCCACCACCTAGCGCTATATCAATAGCGGGACTGATAGAAATTACTTTGTAGTCGCTTTTTTCTTTAAGCACCTCTGTGCCTGTTTTGATTATGTTTCCGTATTCTTTTATTTGACTTTTCAAATATTCAGGAGTTTTCTTTTTTGCCATCGGTATCCCTAAGTTTTGACATTAATGTTTTCTTTTTCTTCTTTGTTCTTGGCTTGTATTCTACATCTTCTGATATTTCTATAACCTTTTTTGGTTTCTTTGCTTCTATTTTAACCTCTTCGGATCGTTTTGCAACACCAGCTTCTACAAACTTAGTGATTAAAACAAACTTTTTAGAATTGTGCAAAAAGCCCAAGGAGTAAACGTTTCTACCACTTGGGCCATTTAAATAAGATACTAAAGATTTCTCTCCGTATTTTTTAATTAACTTAGAAGCTAATCTAATTTGAGTTTCATATTCTTCTTTTTGTGACTTGTTCCAAAACTTAAATTCAAGACTACCCTTGTTATCACGCTCCCTTTTTCTAATGCAGACAAGTTCAGCGCAATACTGAGCCGCATTACACGGCTGCCTCGTTGATATACTTCTGTACTTCTGGGTGTTTGATTTTTTCTGAGTCATTTTTGAATATCATATATTTAACATTATCTTCTGTAACAGATCTTTCAGACTTAGCCTTCTCAAATTGATTATAGGGCCAAGTGTATTTTGCGACATCTACGGCAGAGCAGTCATCTTTTAGTAAACACACGGTTAGGGTTTGAAAAGATGTAGAATGACTACCGTCCATCGCTTGATCTTTAGCTATGCCTCTCATAACAGCCAGCCCATCTAAGCCTTTAGGGTCTTCAAAGAAAACCTTAGCAGGAGCGCCGAACATATGGAGTTCTATCTTTACAGGAAAAACATTACGATCTTTACAGTAATCCGAAAGTCTGGTCCAAGGGTTTTCTAAGTTTGGCCTGTCATAGTCACCATAGACACGCTCGTCGTTAGATAGTGTGACAATCCAACTAATCATAAGATGCTCCATGATGAGCCTTCTCATATAGCCATCTCTCTTTGTGCAAATCATATTAGTCCTCCTTTATCTTGTGTATTATTCCTCTATACTTTTTTGGTGTTGACGTGCTTTTTCTAGACTCGTCTGCCGCCATAGAAGCTGCCTCTGTCATGATCGTAGCTACCTTGTTAGAGTCTCTAGCGTACAGGTTAGAAGAGTCTGCAATTTGCGACTGCTCAGTCTTGATAGTTTTCAGATGCTTTGAAATTGAAAGTTCTGATCTGTCAAGATCCTTGACTAGATCACTTAGTTCTGATCTTGCATTGTTTTCAATATAAAATTTTTCAGCTTTTGAAAGCGGACCTTTCTTCATTTCATTTCTCCATTACTAATCTTCTGGCTCTTGTAAAATATAAAGCATTCTTAGTTTTCAAATACTTCATGTAAAAATTAAAACACGTTTCTGAGACCTTTTTAAACCTCCTAGTTGTCGAAGACGATCTTGTAAATCTATCGTTATATGGATCAATTATTTCGGCTCTGTCGTAAAGTATGTGATAGGAAGTTGACTGGTCAACAGTATTAGTATATGCAAATGCCTCCCTTGTCTCCATAGCGACTGCCGCATTTTTACCAAAGTATGTCTTTTGCACATCTTGTGGGTTTGGTAAATTTAAGTCAGATACATCTTCATTATCCCATCTAGCCATTTAGCTTCTCCAGTTTTTCTTTTAATATTCTTATACAGTCTGCTTCTGTAGCTCCAGAAATACATATCTGAGCCTTATTAGATATACCATATTTAGACAGTAGGCGATTACCCATAACTTGATTATCAAGACTACCATCGTCATACATCTTCCTAATATCAATTTTCATAGTTATAGTGGCATGATGTGGATGATTTTTTCTATCTACTTGATTATCGGATATTTGTAATTCATTCATGAGTCACCTTCTTTTATCCATTTAACCTTCTCCTTATCCGTCA